GTGGAATTACCTAGATCAAATGAGAAGCTCTGAAGAGCGCCAGCATAAGACAAGAGCGCAAAGCTACTTGTATTTCCATTTTTGAAAATCAGAGGATCGTCCTGATTTGCGTAAGTCGGTGTGAGCAGCGCAGAGTCGTCAGGTGCGTTGTAAATACCAGTGAACGAAAAATCAAGAGTAGGGATTTCGCCAACAGAAGCTGTAATCCCAACATTCCCACGGCATCCCGTCACTTTGTGACGAACACCATCGATGTTGTAGTGGATAGTGACCGACGAAAAGCTGGCGCTGACAGGGTCATAAGTAACGCTTGTGCCAGAAGCAACAGTCTCAGCAAGGCCACATGCCTTCAATGCTTTTCCGTACTGAGGAGCAGTTCCAGCCGTGCCGGAACCAGCAAGCTCAACACTAAAAGTGCATTCAACACGAGTGTTGGCCAGCAACTGTTGAGACGCGCCCAAATAAGGACGAATCAAATCGCGACTTACAACATCACTGCTTTGAGGAGTGATGCTCAGATCTCTAACGAGGACGGCGTCTGCACCGTCAGGCGTCGGATCCGTCCCGTAGCTCGATTCCGTCTCGATCACGATCAGGCGTTTGCGCAGTAGCAGTGCCATCGGATTTTTCCTGTGATGGTTGTGGTGGAAGCGTCCGCTCGATCAGAGTGCGTACGCCTGTTTCAGGATCAAGGAGGTAACTCCCGCCATGACCACTGTGTTCATCCAACATGTTAAGTCGAAGGCATGGTTAGGCTCAGGCTAGAGGTGACTGTCTATTGAGACAAATCAGCCACCTGTGAGCGATATCGAATTTCGTATTCACAAAAAATCACGCCAGCAGGTTGGTCTGCTTCTAGAAGCTGAAAAGTCGTCTGTGCTGGTTGTATGTCAATCGCTTTGCCGCCAAGAGTCAAGTCGCTCATTAGCTTTGAGTGCATGTCCTCAATCGTGTCATCAGCCGCTTGGTCTGGAACGTTAGATCGCTCAATGACAACCACTCGAATACGCAAGGTCCAATCGAGCGTTGGCAAACTTGTGTTTTGCTCGGGTGTGTCACTGATTGGCTCAACAATGATTGCAGGTGACTCGCCTCGGCTTAGAGGATCGACTCGACTTCTATAAATTCGAGTTCCAACCCCAGCTGTCCCTGTCAAAGCAGTCTTTACAGCTGCAAGGATGCTCTCCCGCTTTGTAGTCATATCTAATCCTTCATCAGCATCACACGCATAATTTTACCGTCGTCAAGCAGCATGGGTTCTCGAACTGTATAAGCAACACCATCGACAGTCATTGCGCTTCCGTTCGTGACTGCAGAAAAATCAGAAGTCTTTACCACTACTGCGTAGTCAGTCGTCAATACAACCCCGTCAGCAATGATTTCGTTAGGCGACTCGAAGTACCCAACTCCAGTCGTCGCGCCAAAAACTACTGGCACCGTGAAGCCTGGCGTATCAAAGAAAGCGTCGAGGTCTTCAGTAAATGAAAGGCTCATATGAAAAAGCCCCCGGATGACCGGGGGCAATAGTCAGAATCAGTTGTACTTCTTGCGTCCAAGCGCTGTGACGCTTACAGCCCCTGCACCTGTACCACCAGCAACAGTGATGACAGCACGGGCATAACGCTTGATCTCATCGGTGTTAACGGTGAGAGTCTCGACGAGAGCTGTGTTGGCAGTTGTCGTAGTGAAAGCAGCATCGGTCACATCAGCAAAAGTGCTGTTGTCAGCCGAATCCTGCACCTTGACTGCATAGGTGATGCCTGAGCCGCCAGCTTCAGCATCCAAAATCAAAGTGATGTCACCTTCATAATCCAGAAGGTCAACCCCTGTTTCGTTGCCAGTTGCAGTGACAACGTCATTAGGGGCAAAAGACAAGACGGTCAAAGTCCGTCGTGTGTTGCCGATGCTCATTCCTTAGTCCTCTTACGAGTAGTGGGCTTTTTGGGTGGGCAAGAAGGTGCCTCTTCCTCTGCCGGAGGTTTGGCTGGGCAAGCCACAGCTTCCTGCTTGTGCTCAATGGCTTTGCCGAGACCGATAAGGGTCACGGCAGCACTGTTCTCGACTTCCAAAATGGAGCCCGCGTCAGCAGGCTCCCCGGAAATCATTACTGGCCTCAGAATTTCAAGTTTCATGAGTCAGAACGATGCAATGAAACACCAGTATCAAGTGGCGTAGCAGAACGCGCCAGGCTGCTTAACAGCAAAGTCAACGTCTTGCAGAGCAATGATGCGAACCGTGCCGGCAGTTGCGCCTGCGAACGGATCAACGGTCAGATCCAAACCAGACCACATCGCCATGATCAGCTGAGAGAAGTCACCAAACAGTGCATCGTTGTTAGCGAGCTGGTTGGAGACGGTTACGGGGTAACCGTTGATCTCGTCGTTCTCGTAGACGAACTGGGCAGTGTTCGAAGCTTTCTCAGTGCTCTTCAGGGCTCCACGGGCAGAAGCGTTGATGATGTAACGCAAAGCGCCAGCATCAGCGTTTGCAACAGCAACATCGGTTTCCATGCCGATGTACTCGGCAAAGGTGCCAAAGGTGGTCAATGACTGAGTGCCAATGCCAGTGGTGTTGATGATGCCCAGAGGCTGGTTGGAAGAACCAGAACCATTCAGACCAACGCGATCAAGCTCAAGAGCCAAAACCTGAGCAAGGTCGTTGCGGACCATCTGCTCAATGTCGATGCTCGACTGAAGCAGCAGCTTGCGGGAATAATCCACGAAAGCACCACAAGTCTTAGGTGAAAGATTCACCTGCTCGATGGTTTGCTGAGACTCAGTAGGAGAAGAACCCTCGCCCACCCAGTAAGCAGTTGCAGCAGCGGACTGCTTGGGGATTGAGATGTTGCCGTTGATGCCACTCAAGGTGGTCATGCCAGCGCCAGCCAATGCAAGCTTGTTACGCAGCAGGTCAATGAAAGAACCGCTCAGCAGCACATCATCGACAAGGTTGCCGCCAGCAGTTGCAGTGCCAACGTTCAAGTCACGACGCAGTACCTCGTTCGGGACCACGATGCCGTTAGAGGAGCGGTCGTACTGCTTGGCAGCAGCCTGACCTACTTCGATCTCAAACTCAGCTTGACGACGTGCTGATGCATCGCCGGGAGTTGCCAAATAGTTCAGCGCACGAACGAAGCTGAAGCGCTTGACTTCTTTTTGGGAGAGACCGACATCGTTAGAGGTGACATCGGCAGAACGGATGGGCTGTTCCACTTGACGAGTTCCGAGTTTTTCAAGAATTGCAGCACGAGCTTCGTCGATAGAGTTGTCTCCATCGATTAGCTCTTGTGCCAGATCTGCCATGCGGTGCTGAGCACCCAAGGCATTGATTGCGGCAACGCGGTCTTTTTCGGCTTTCTTAGCCTCCGACCGAATCACCTCCAGGTTTGGAGCTTGATCTTCCATAACAGGAGTGGGTGTAGATGCGGTCGTGACCGCTGAACGAGTTTCCTGTTCTTCAACAGGAGCTTCGCTTGCAATAATAGTGTCTTCAGGTTGAGAAGATTCAGGCATAGTGGGCTCCTTTGAAAGAAGGGAACGTCCAATCCCAATTGTGGGATCAGCTGGAATTGAAACCAAGCTCAACTCGTGTGGAGTCCAACTAGTAGCAAGAACTCCTTCCTCTCTTTGCTCTACTTCATCAATGGAATAGCCAAATGAAATACCTCTCAAGATGCCGTCTTTAACGTCATCTAGATACTGTTTGGCGAATTCAGAGCGAGAAAAGCGGATTTTTGCATAAGCCCGCTTTTTGTCCTCATCCAAGTAAGCACGCTCAACAACACCCAGAACTTTGTCTGGATTGTGGTTGAACAAGAAAGGAGCGCCATCGTTTAGGCGCATAAAATTAGGTGCCTTGCTGTCATGACTCAGCACCTCAGATCCGAAATACCGAACAACGGGATACTCAGAGCTGAAAGGAAACTCAAAGGTTCGCTCGTCAATCGTGCGAATTTCAGTCGCTTCAGTCCGCTGCATCCGCTCACCAACAACTGAGCGCTTCTCTTCTGGCTCTTCTGCCCGGATCGGAGCGATCTTGGTGAGTGTGCTGAATTTGTGGCCAGCAAAGATGTCTGTCTCTTCGCCATCGCGATAAATCGCAATCAACGCGGCAGGATCTTCTTCTGTACCTGTGATTTCGAACGTGCTGCCAGGAACGTCAATCCTGCCGTCTCGTTCGATTCGTGTGATTTTCCCGCGTGCTCGACCCCCTGGAGTGTTCCAAGAAACAAAGTCACCAGTTTTGAGGGCATCAGGTGCTGCCCTTTCTTGTTCTTGCTCCATAGGGTCCAAGAGTTCTTCCCCATTATTGCTAATAAGTTGTCTACCTTCTCGTGCTTTCTTGATTCGGCTTGAACGAGCGTCTGACCAAGACTTGCCAGCATCACCTCCCCATGCAGCCCATGCAACCCTTCCATTGCTGGGATAACCATCTTCGCCTGGGCTAAAGCCCTTGCCCTGCTTGTCTACTTCGTGTCTTGCGAACCAAGCCGACATAGTCACAACCGTGTCCGCACTTAACTCGTTACCACTCAAAATTTGACTGGCTCTATTGCGAGCAACGTCAGTGCCGCCACCTTCGCCATCAGATTTCCAGTCTCTGTATCGCTGAGCCTCAGCCCTCATGCCCTCATTGGGCATAAGGTCAATCTCAACTCCGTTTACGTTTGCCATTGCTCCGCTTGCGGGTGGGCTGTGGTTCCTCTGATTCAAGCAAGGACAACTGAACATCCTCGTCAGTGAGGTCCAGGTCCTTGTCTAATTTGACTCCAGCCTCAGCTGCCAGTTGCTGTTCACGCGCAAGCTCAAAAATGTTGTCGTCATAATCGCCACCCGAGTAAGCGATTACTTGCGACTTGGTCATGTAGCCAGCCTGTTCCGCTTCCCTGTAAGCCTTGACTTCTTTCAGTGGATCAACCCAGCTCCAACCACGCGGCATCCAACGAGGCGAAAGATAACGCTCAGGCCTGAGTTCGTAGTCAGGAAAATTGCAATAGCCACTAAGCACTGCAAGATTGAGCCACTCGCGATAGACCCGCATGTGGAGATTATCAATCAAATACTTCTGGACTACTCTCCAATGCTCACGGTCCTCAAGAAGCGACAACCTTGAACTGCTGTAGTTCGTGTCACTAAAATCACGACTTAAGGTCTCGTATGAACATCCAAAACCAGATGCAAATCGTCGCACCTTGTTTTTGACGAACATCTCGAATTGTTGGTCTGGCGAGTCAATATCGGGGACTGATACAGATTCTCCGGGTGAAAGGTACTTAAAAGTACCAGGCTCAAATTCACTAATGCGCTGGTTATTCTCAACGTCATCAGCGATAAGTTCACCTTCATTGTTGCTAATGAAACCCATGATGCTCGCGCCAGCACGAGCGCGAATGACTGCAGCTTCCTCGTAACCCTGCAGCTGGTGTGCATCAGCCATCACACTGTGGAACCAAGGCACACCTCGGTTTTGGCCTGGACGCTCTGGCATGAACAGATGAATTACGTCATCTGCTGGCAGCAGTACATGCTTCCTGTTAGGCGTGTTGCTGCCCTGGAAAAAACTATCTCCAGGGTGACGGGTCAAAATCGCATAACGAACAGGACGACCCCATTCGTCAACTTCAACACCATTCCGCCATTCATTTGACTTTGCCCTTGTTTCGCCTTGATATGACTCATCCAGCAGATCGCTTTCAAGCATCTGCAGTGCTAGCGGAACCTTTGATTCTCCAAAAGGCTTGCGAATGATTCTGAACATCGCCTCGCCTGACTCGCACATCGCGCCAGTAGCAAGCCATTCAAAATCATGGAAGCTATACCGACCAGAACAGTCACAAGCGTTAGGCCTTGTCCAATAAGACCATTTCGCTTCGATCTCGTTATTGATCCTGTTATCGCGCTTGCTACCACGCAGTTGCAGTACTTGTGATTGCAACTTGATACCGGTGCCAATCACATTGATTTGAGTTGTCCGCTTCGCTTGCCTTGCGTACGGATTGTTCCGCACCATCTCGCGAGAGCGATCCCGCAATCGACGCAAATTGCCCTTGATCTCGGCATCAGCGCTTGCCTGCGTCGACATCCAGTCAGACGTAAGGCGCGACACCATTGCACCGTTATATCCCCGCCTAAGTGACCGAGGGTTGGGTTTGCCAAACCCCAAGAAGTTCATGACGCTTGTGCGAATACCCATGATCAGTTGAACCTCACGAACATGTTGCGGGGATTACCAAGGCCATTGGCCATCATCTCGGCTTGCTCTTCACGCTTTACCTCGGCCTTGTATCGCGCTTCAAGTTGTATCAAATCAGCCAAGTCATATCGCTTGAGGTTGCGATTGCCAATCTTGTATTCCTGTACTGCACCACCTTGAACAAGAGTGCGTATCGCAAGCTGTATCGCTTCAAGATCTTGCTTGACCTGGCTGCGACCGTCATAAGCGGCAGGACCGCTTGAATAAGCAAGATTGTCCTCAACAGTCAGGCTGCCGTAGCCCAACGTCAAAGTTTCAGAAGCTTTGGTGGCGACTGCCTGCCAATACCAAGTGCCAGAGTCGAAATCAGTACTATCAGCGGCTGAAATCGTGAACTCCCAGCCAGTGCCAAACGCACTGCCTGTTGAGGTGTGAGCCTCGCTCCCTTTGTTGAATCTCAAGTAATACTTGAGCGTCCACTCGTCACTCTTGATTTCATTGCCGAAAACATCCGTAGTGGAATCATCTCTCCACTTGACGGTGTCACCAGCCCGGATCTCGCTTGGGATGTTCACGGGGGCTACCAGCTTTGGACGAAATTACGGCTTTTAGGCCGTTTTTGTTGCTTTGATCCTAGCTGAGACGGCTTATTAGGCTCATTACGGCGCTCAAACTGATCCCAGATGCTGCGACGGTCATACTTCTGATACATCCGGTGCAATGCGGCATATGCATAGACCATTTCGTCCAACGCCTCGTTTGGACTCTGACTCTTCTTTACCCACACTCGTTCAGGGAATCCATTCCGGTAACGCAACACCTGACGTTCAGCTGTTAACTCTTGAAAGTAGTCAGGACCAACTGTCGGATAGAAGTGCAAATAACCAGGACCAGGGTCATTGTGCTTTAGACGGCCAAACAACAACGACTTGACCCCATCAACTCCAACAGGGAACAGTTGAGCACCATTCTTCATTGCTCGACCCTTGAAATTGATGTCGACCTTGCTTGCCTTACCCAAAGGCGGCTTGCCTTTCTGACCCATACCCTTAATCGCAATCACACCCATGGCTGCACGCTCCCTTGCGTAGCCATACACCTCTTGGGTGTGGTGACCACCAGAGTCAATGCAGCAAACTTCAATATTTAACTTGCGACCATCCTCTGTCTCGTAATGGTTTTGGATGACTTCATCTAGCTGCTTCCATACTTCCGGGCGGGACGGTGATCCATGAAGAACCACTCGATCAACCAGATAAGCCTCTTCATCCCTTGCCCATCCCCATACAGACAAACTCAGTCTGTCGTCTTGGCAGTCACAGCCACACGTCAGCAACAAGACTTCAGCTGGTGGTGATGCGTGTTTATAGGTCTCCTGTGCAGCGCGTTGCATTAATGATTCGCCGCTCATCTTGCTTGCGTATTCGTCTTCCCATACCTCGCCAACAATTGTGTTCACCCATGTTTTGAGTTGTTCTGCGTCATGCTTCGCTTCAAGGAACTCCTCGACAAGGTTTGACCATGCAGCATTCGGGCTGTAGCTATACGCGGCCCAAATGTGGAACCCTGCATGCTTGCCATTAAATGGACCGGTGCTTCGCCACTCGCCACGCTCAACCATCCACCTCTTCTTTGAATGCGGGATCTGGTGCTTGCACTTCTCGCACTCGTAGCAAGCAGTCGATGGATCATCGTTGAACCACTTGATTTGCGCCCAACGCAAATACTGCATATGTCCGCACTTTGGACATGGCACGTAGTAACGACGCTGATCTGACTGCTCATACATCTTTTCAATCCGACTGAAGTCCTTCACAGTCGGCGTAGAGCCAGAAACAATCTTCCTGTTCCAGTAGTACTCAGTACGTCTGATGCCCAGCTTGATCTGGTCACCTTCAGAACCAGCAGATGGCGGATAACCATCAACCTCATCGAACAACACGATCCGCCTGCTCACACGACGAAAACCTCGTGGTGAGTTGGCTCCAACAAGACTCAGCGTTCCGCCTGGAAACTGCTTTTGCAGAATCGTATTCGCACCATCTTTTGCCTTTGCCTCACTGACCAACCCCTTCAGCACAGGAGTGTCACGCAGCATCGGTGCAATCTCCTCCTTCGAGTACCCCTGCGCGTCCTCAATCGTGGGCTGCACCAACATGATTGGCGCTGGATCCTGGTGGATGTGATACCCAATCACATGGTTCAAAATCTTCGAGTAACCCACTCGAGCTGACTTCATCACCGTCACCTGCTCGATCTTTGGATCGGTGATCGCATCCATCATTCCCTTCTGATACGGCAGCGTTCGCCAGCGGCCACCCTCAGCACTTGACTCCGCACTAAGGAACGCATTTTCATCAGCCCACTCACTCAAGCTCAGCTTCTTTGGGGGCTTGAACGCCAGTAGGGCTTTTCTCTCCAGCTGTTGGATATTGCTCATTCGTTGTCCTCCCCTGCCAAGTCTTCAAGTGTTTCGCGCACAATATCTTCCAAACAGGCCATCGCTGCAGCATCTAGATCTGGAATCCTTTGCTTTGCCTTGGTTGGAATACCAAGCATCTTGCCCCTAGCCAGCGTGATCACTTCAAGCCACTTCGCCTCAACTTCATCTACCGGAACCAGCTTGCCCGCCTTGGTTTGGCGGTCTAGCTCTAACAGTTCAGCTTTCAAATACTCCGTCCTTGCCCTGCTCTCGTCGTAATCAGGGATGTACTCCTGGGTACGTGAGATGCGTGGCTGGATTTTTGGCCGACCAATAGGTCGTGACACTTTCTGCTCAGGCTCTTTGACTTGCATTGCCGAAGCTTGTCTATGCGCGGTAGTATTTCGGGTTTGCGTACTTTTCCGATAGTCCTCAGCGAGCGTGGACGTATCGATACGTTTCCGATTCTTTTCGTCAAGAACAATTTTGATGCGGCCTTTCTGTACGGCTTGACTTATGGCCTGCTTGCTAATACTCAGAATTCGTGCAGCTTCGGCTTGAGTTACTAGTGCCATTCGGCGATTTCAGGGAAAAACAAAAAATGCAATGTGCAAAGGCATGGGCTGAGTTTTTAGTCGCTTGACGATGGAGCACACATAATAGTCAACTTACTTTAAAAGATTGTGCCTAGAAAAATAGTGCGCTCAGAAAGACCTA